ACAGACGACTGTCACCTGTGACGACTGCCGTGCCAGTCACGGACGCTGGACTGATTCCACCAGAGGCAATCTTGGCTGATGTGACAGTGCCATCAGTGGGTGTGCGTGTATCTGTCAGGCGACTGTCTGATGTGATGACAGCTGTGCCAGTGATGTCAGCTGGCGCGTGCGTGTGGACTGTCGCAGCAGCACCCACATCAGTGTTATTGAGCGACAGTGCGCCAGTCTTGCCATTCACTGACAGGACTACATTAGCTGGAGTCTGAAGCAGCGTCCAGTCTGCCATCGTGCCAGCCGTCCCAGTGTTCTTGATGTAGGTCTTTGATTCGTCTGACCTGACTGCCACATCACCTTCCTGCGCTGTCAGTGCCAGCTGTGCTGACTGCGACGCGACCACATTTACACTGGTGATGGCAATGGCTGGAAGCTGGGCGTTGCTGATGAGGCCGCTTGCGTCTAGGCCTGCAATGCCATTGGCAACATTCTTGATGCCGCTGAGATCAAGCGCGTGCGTGTGGTCAATGCGCGCACCATACGCATTGGAACCAATGCTGTTAGTTGACGAGCCCGTAACCGATGATGGTGTTGTTGAGCCGTTAGCTGACAGTGGGACATAGGTTGCCCATGTACCCGGCGCACCAGCTGCTGCGCAAACAAAGATCCGAGACCCTGACCCAATGACAACATCCCCAAGTTGCCAAGTGCCAGTTGTTGGGGAGTTGAAGCTGCCCGAGTACCCACAAAAGCGAGCACTGGCATAACTGTTAATGCCCGTGCTGAGAAGTTTGGAAGTGTCAGCGATGCCATGCACGCTAGTCGTGACAGCCGCATGTGCAGTCAGATCAGATGATGCTGCTGCACCTATCGCGGATGGTGTGATCGGATCACTGCCATCAGATGCATGTGATGATGCGTGCGTGATAGGTGTCCGTGCGTCAGACAGGCGACTATCAGATGACGACACGGCACCACTGACATCAGCGACGGTCAAGACGACTGACCCAGTGCGACCAGCCACACTGCTGACAAGGTCAGGTGGTGTCAGCAGGAGTGTCCAGTCACTGATCGTGCCCGTGCTGCCACCATTCTGAATGTAGGTTTGGGATGAAGATGTGACGACTGCAACATCACCAATCTGGGCTGTAGTCAGTGCGATCATCGCTGCCGTATTAGCGACGACTGTGACACTGCTGATCGCCAGTGGTGGGATCGTGCTGCTGTCTAGCTGACCACTGGAGTTGAGTGCCGCATACCCGTTCGGCTGACCCTTCGCGCTGCTGTCCTGCTTGGCAGCTAGGGCTGTGACCAGTCCTGTGATGTCAGCCTGTGCGTGACTGTGTGCGCCAGCTGCGACAGAACCACTGGTCGTGCCGACCACCACGCTGATAGTGCGCGTTGCGCTGTTGTAAACCAGTGGCGTGATGGCTGCTGCGACACCATCCTGTCCAGCTGATCCCGTTGCGCCAGTCGCGCCAGTCGCGCCAGTTGCACCTGCTGGTCCGCGCTTCGGATAGAACGCTGGCATCAGTCAGTGTTGCGTTCGAACGATTCGCGTGGTGATGCTGGCGGGTTGTCAGGCGTGGAACCCCAACGCCCACCATAGACATCTGTGGCAGTCGTGGTGGACAGTCTGGCCAGCCCAGTGGCAGCCAGCTCGCGTCCCACTGCTGGGCCGATCTGCGACAGTGTGCCCTCTGTCGTGTAGTCAGGACCAGTCACTTTCCGATACTGCCAGCGGATAAAGAAGTCGTTGCCCATCACATGACGGTACTCTGCCTGTGCGCATGTCGCGCGACGCAAGGCCAGTGCCTCTGCGTCCGATAGGGCTGATGGATCAAAGCGCCTGCCATCGGTCAACACGGGTCGATCTACAACGCAGATGCTGTCAATGTCGCGCTCCGACTTAGCCAGCAGTGCTGATGCAGTCGCGTCTGGCATGTCCGTGCTGGACAGTCCAGTGTATGACCGCAGATCAGATGCTGTCGCGTATGGCGTAGATGACACGGTCACACCTCACATGATGACAGCTGGGTGGACCGCCACGCTACGGAGGACTCGCAGCGTGACGATCCGATCCCAGCGCATGGCTGGGAAGCTGTCTCGATGATGGACGGTGTGACCATCACGGGCAGTGCTAGTCGCGCACCTCAATCTGCGCCACTGTGTCAGCGGGCAGATCAGGTGCAGGCTCGTAGCGGCTGCCTTCAGGAACAGATGACTCGATCGGTGCGATGACCGCATCAGCGTCAGCTGGCCCACCAGTGACATCTACCTGTGGCGTGGCGACCGCATCATCAGATGCGATCGCGTCAGCCTTAGGTGCCTTCTTTGCTGCGGTCATCAGGAAGCGTCCTTGATGACTACGAACGACTTGTTGATGTCGTGCGCGACGAAGCCAAGACGGGTCTCCCACTGCGCGACCATCTTGTTCTGCTGGAACAGGTGCTGCACGGTGCCGCCAACATCAATGCTGGCCTGATCACTCGTGCGGACGCTGACATCAGCGCGCATCGCTGCGATGGCGTGCGAGAAGTCGCCTACGATGCCGACGATCTTGCTGGCTCCCTTAGTCGCGCTGAAACGCGGCAGGTTGGAGCTGTACTTGATCGGTGCGCCATAGAGCGTGTCTGGCTCGCGCTCGTAGCTCGCAGTGTAAACAGGTGCGGTCGTTTCGACTGCACGACGCGCGTCACGAAGATGTGCGCGTCCGTCTGATGCGAGGATGATGCCAGATGGCGTGTAGCCATTTGACTCGATCGTGTTAAATGCTGACGACACTGCGGTTGCCAGTGCATCACCACTCGAACCAAGCTCGACCGTGTTGGTCGTGGCTGCGAGCGACGAATCAAATGCAGTGGTGACTGCTGATCCGGCTGCGTAGCCAAGTGCGTGAGCGTCGATTAGGTCAGCGATGGCTGCCTGCACATCAGCGTTCACAAGGACGCGCGGATCTTCCGCAGCATCCTCGAGGAGCTCTTCTGTGTAGATGACCTGTGACGCGATCTTCTTGACATTGACTACGACTTCAGCGAACTCTGCGCCAGTTGTAGGCTTGGCTGCACCCTCATTGACGAAGGCTGCGGTTGGTCGGCCAGCGTACACGCTGTACCGCTGACGCTTGCCCGGTACGCGATCAACGCGTGCCAGTGACATGACAGCGGACTCCCGAAGGATGCCGTTGAGAATGGTTTGCCCGTATGTGTCACGGACGAGGTAGCCGCCAGAAGCATCAGTGCCTTCAAGCAGTGGAATGGCGTTTGCCATGATGGTGTCTCCCTGTGGGTTGGACTGGACTGTTGTGTGTGCTGCTGGTCCTGTCCGTGATAACGCTCGGCAGCGAAGTGTGGACCATCTGGTGACAGGTCAGTCGCGTGTCGTCCGTTGTGACGCTCGGCAGCGATGTGTGACAGCGATCTGATCGTCAGCTTGGATGATGCAGCACGCGCCAGACGGATGCCCAGCGCGTGCCAGTCAGATCATCTGCCGCGCTGAATCATGCGCAGGAGGTCTGCGCCCACTGCTGCCCGCTCGTCCGTTTGGCCGTCAGGACCAGTCGGCAGCGGTTGCGTTCCAGCCTGTGCCAGTGGCGTGCCCATCTGTCGCGGACCAGCCTCACCCGACCTGACTAGATGTGGCTTGCGTTCCACCAGTGCCGTGACAGCAGCCAGTGCCTCATCAGCTGTGGTCACAGCATTCAGATCGCACAGTGCGACTGCATCATCAGGGTCCGCAAGGCCTGCTGCGCTGGCAGCCGTCCTGACCAGCTGGCTGCGCTCCATCTGCTGCACCATCATCTGCGCTGCGGTCAGCTGCTGCTCTGCTGTCTCGCGTGCGATGCGCTCCCTGTCCAGCTCCGACATGGCAGCCTGCTCCTGCTCCTGCTTCCATGTGTTCAGCTGCTCGATCTGTTCGCGCAGTGTGCGGTTCTCATCAGTGACCTTCTGGAACCGTGATAGTGGGATGCGCGCATCATCAGATGCGGCTGGTGCGTCAGTGATCTGGTCATCAGCTGGTGCTGGTGCGTCAGTGATCGAGTCGTTGCTGTCAGTCAATGCAATGTCCTCCTGTGTTTGCTGCTAGGTATGCGCACAGCGTGCCATCAGCGACGGACAGATCAGGCTGCCACATTCCAAAACAGCGCGCCAGCGCGCGCGTGGTCCTGTATGAACTGCCACGCTTTGGCATCGTAGTTGGCACATGATGGGAATGGTGGCCTGATGCGCGCTGGTCGCTCGAACACTTCTGGTGCGACATGCAGCTGGGCTGATCCGATCTGTGGCGGTCGTCCAATCTGCACTGCATGGAAGTCAGCGTGTGGCCATGCCACCTGTAGTGCGCGCGACAGTGTGCCACTGCCAGCGACAGTCCACACTTCGTCTGGTGTGACTGGCACAGTGCGCGCGACATCTGCCAGTGCGCTGATCATCAGTGGGTGATCGAGTCCGAAGGGCAGCAGTGTGCCACCAGTCTGATCAGCCCAGTCCTGTGCTGCGCGTTGCACGCGCGGCAGATACCCATACTCGACCATGTGAATCGTGGCACCAGCATCAGCCGCTTCCTGTGTCAGCGGGTGCAGCACTTTCCGCTTCGCCACGAATACATGCGCGTCACGACCTGTGGCAGCTGCCGTATGTGCCAGCGCAACCTGCGCGTAGCCATACGCTGGGCTTGCATAAGCGATTGCGTTGCCCGCATCCAACTGGTCCAGTACGGATGGCAAGACGCGCGCTTTGGTCCCACCTTTCACGAGGTCATCACGCACAACCATGATGTCGTCGATCGTTTCGACCAGCAGTGCCGTCATCGGTCAGCCCAGATCAGTGCAGCTGCGATCGCTGGCAGGTGATCTGGGTGGACCAGCACTGCGCGCTTGTCGTCCACCCATTGGCGTGTGACTGTGCGCTGGCCGTCGTCGTTGGTCACGCCTGTGATGGCTGCGAGGAACGCGTCGATGTGGTCGCCAGTGAGATCATCGCACTGGCGTGCGCGCAGAAGGCTGGTCTCGATGTGGTGCGCTTCTGCTGATGTCAGAATGGTCCAGCCAGTGGTGTCTGTGCTGGTGCGTGTCATGCGAAGTGTCCGTCGATCTGGTCGATGAGTCCTGATGCTGTGATCCATGCGACGGATGGCTTGCCGTTATACATCTCTGCGTCATCGCTGACCAGTGACCAGAGTGTGTCGCGCAATGCGTCAGCGTCTGCTTGTGACAGCCTGATCGTGGTGCGTCCAGTGTCTGGGTGCATGATCGCGCCAGCCCTGTGTGTGATCGCGTCAATGTCATCTGATGCGCAGCCGTGCAGCTGGATTGCGTCGCGGATGACTGCACGATCTGTGCGCGTGGTGCTGATCCTGATGTTCATGGTGCGTGTGTCCTCTGTGGTCGATGTGGTCTGTGTGGTCTGATCAAAAGCCATTGCGGAGTCCGTCCAGTCGGCCAGTGAGTGTGTAGAGCGTGTCGATCAGAATGCTGCTGAATGCTTCATCGACACGATCCAGCTCTGCCTCGAGGATGTCGCTTGCAGTCCAGTATGCGGCATCGTACTGGCGACGCTGGATCATGGTTGCGACTGCGTCTAGCAGTGCGCTGGTCTTCCAGAACTCGCTGCGTGGTCGATCGCGGTTGGCTTCGTGTGCTGCTGTGACTGCTGATGTGGCTGCTGCTGTGTTCACTGTGTGTCCTTTGGTTGTGGTCATGTCTGAACAATACACATCTCGCGTGCGAACGCATCTTGGGCAGTGTGATACTTGGTCACATAGTGAACAGCTGTGGTGGCTGATCCTCACGCACACGCTCTGGCGGCCACTCCACCACATCCACCAACGGATCACAGCACTGACCAGCAGCCAGCTTCGCATCACCCTTCACGAACACCAACACATGCTGATGCGTCCTGCCGACCTTGCGCGTTGCCTCAAACGGACGCGCTGACCGCACAGCCAACGATCCGACTGGACTAATCAGGATGATGTCGTTGTGTAGAGCCAACCCGACACTGGCAGCATCACGGATGGTGTCTGCGACCAGCCCGCGATACGAACCGCGCTTGTCGCGTAGGTCACTGATGACCCACACTGCGAAGGCGTTGTCGCGCAGACCACGCGCAGCTGCTGCGAGGGACAGACGATGCGCCTCGAGGAACTGGTCATAGTCAAGTGTGCTGATGTCATCTGGCTGATCAGAGTACACCTCGAGGTCAGCGTATGGCGGACAGGTCAGCACCATGTCCGCGCGTCTGTCGCCCAGTGCCTGATCGCATGTGCGCGCATCGCCCAGCACCCACGATGGCATCGCGTCTGGTGACCAGCCACGACCGATCAGATCATTGGCCTTGTCATCGTTCGCGTCGATCTGTTCCTGCCTGACATCCGTGCCGACATACTGGCGACCCATCGACGCGCTGATCACACCACGCACGCTGCCACCAGCGAATGGATCGAGGACAAGTGCGTCAGCTGGCGACCACCAGCGCAGTGCCAGCTCGCACAGCACTGGATCAAACTGACTGGTGCCCGACCCGATCGTGGTCTCCGCATGATGGTCCTTCAGATAGTTACGCTCGAACTCTTCGTGTGTCAGTGTCCTGCCAGCCCGTTTGTCCGCTGTCGCCTTCTGCGCGTAGTAGTCAGGCACGCGACCTGACGCACTGCCATAAGTCAACTTCTCGCCACGACCATCACCAGACGCGAGTCCAGTCCGCAGCCATCTGCGCTTCCGTGACTGCCACGCACCAGCGCGCTGATCCCAAACGCTGAACGGAACCGCACCGTAGCGTTCGGCAAGTCCCATCACTGCACCGTCATTGTCCACTGACATGGTCTGTCCTCCAGTAGTCTTGACAGTCCGTCCTCATGGACTGTCTGTGATCGCTGATGCTACTGGATTGCGCGGCGTTGGATCATGGCCAGCAGATCAGCGCCCGTCTGCTGATCGGATGATCAGTGTGATTAGGCTGGGGTGATGGGTGGCACTGGCGTGCTGATCGTAGGTGTTGCTGGCATCTCGCCACTGATCCTGTCCATCTCCTGCTGCACCTGATCTGGCGACCAATCTGGATGCCAGTCAGCGATCGCCTGATCAGTCGATGACAGGCCAGCGCCCACGATGGCGGACAGCACCTGTGCTGCCTGTAGGTCATCGCGGATCATGCCGTCTTGCCGTTCGACGCTGATGGTCGCTGATGGATCAGACCAGCGCCTGCCAAAGCCACCCTCTGTGGTTGGCCTGCTGTCGATCACAGCTGCCATGCCCAGCAGTCGCTGCACACCACGATCAAAGTACCTGCCCTTGCCCGCAGCCTCCATCAGGCTGTGGGACATTTTCAGTCGCAGTGCAGTGCCACTGATCGCACCACCATCAAGGCTGCGTCCCAACTGCGCTGGACTGATGCCAGCCAGTGTGACAGTGCTGTCGATCAGATGGTCAATCCATGCGACGATCGCACTGCTGTCGTAGCTGTAGTCAAGGACGCTGACAGGCTTGGATGACTCGCCCAGCATCTCGTCACGCTGGTGGCGGACATAGACATCATCACCATCTATGAACCTGCCTCGCCTGTCCAGATACTCTGCATCGACCAGTGCGCGCTTGCGACCAGCCAGCTTCAGGTTCTGCTGGCCGACTGTGACCGTTTCATTTAGTGCTAGGAACCGCTGCTCAAGTCCGCGATAGTCGCTGAAGCCTCGTGTGGGATCGGCACCAATGCTGTTGGGTACGAACGCGACCAGTGGCTGGTCAATGCCCGTTGGCACGACATCAGCGCGACCAGCCGTCTGTGGCAGTGATGCAAGATCAACCTGCGTGCCCAGTGCTGACCCGGTACCGCGATACAGGCGTGCGCTGATTGCACCAGCTTCGTAGGTCTCCAGAAGGCGATGCACCTCGACAGTGCCAGTCTTCCATTCGCTGACGAATGTGGCACCCAGAATGAACCGCCCATGAAAGTGTGGAATGACGCGCAGTGGGCTGACCCACTCAATGATCGGATAGTCGAGCAGACTGGGATCAACGACAATCCTGCCCCAGACCTCACCCTCGCTGCTGGCGATGATCGCTGCACGGTGCAGTTCTGACTCGAGGCTGTTGTGTGTGACGATGTCATCGAGGACTGTCTGGTCAGCTTCGACACCGGGTGTGATGCGCGCTGGCTGGCCAAAGAGCAGGTTGGCTGATGCGCGACTGACCATCCGTGCCAGTGGCGTGTGGATGTATGGCTGGTCATAGCGGACTGATGCCTCCTGTCGGAGGCGTGTGTCGTGTGACTCGCGCAGTGCGATCAGAAGGTCGATGTCAGCCCAGCGATCGCGCATGGCTGGTGGCGGCCATGTGTTGCGCCCAAGTACGCTGCTGTTGATAGCTGAAAGAACGCCCACGCTACGGTCAGTCTAGGTGACACGCCTGACGGTGCCACCATCGCCCATGCGAGCGCGATCTTCCGCTTCGATCGCTGGGTCGCCTCGCTCTGATGTCCAGCGGGCAGCGCGTGGTGCCAGCAGTGCGACCATCGCGTCTGGTCCGTGATCGCCACGCGACAGGTCGCCCGGATCAAGTGCGGGCTTGCGGACCTTGCCAGTCGCAGCATCGCGCTCCAGATTGCGCAGCTGTGCCAGCAGCAGCTCGCAGCGTGGGCTGATGGCGATGACACTGTGCAGGCTGTCCAGATCGACAGTGTCAGCGTCCAGCTGTGCGGTCATTTCCAACAGTCGCCTGATGTAGCCAACCGTGTTCACACCTTTTCGCTCGCCACCACCCTGCTTGAATCTGCTGAACGGCACGCGCGTGTGCGACTCGGGCATTCCAGATCGTGCGCGTCGTGTCTCGTCCAGTACGCGAGCGAAAGTGGCATTGGTGCCAGCTGGTGCGCTGTCAGCACGACTGGCAGAGCAGATTGTGTCATCGGGCAGATCGGGTCCGGGCAGGCGTGACAGGATCGCTGCTGCTGCACGCGACGGCTCCGCATTGGCCTGTGCCAGCTCATCCGTGATGTAAACGCCACCACCTGCCAGTGGCAGTGCGTACACAGTGAAGGTCTGGAAGTCACCCCAGTCAGTGCCGATCTCCACACCCTCTGCTGCCAGCCCGTTGCGGATAGTGGTGTCAGCGTCCAGTCGTCTGCCGATCGCCTCTGCTGCGTTGATGCCATCATGTGGATAGACGGTCACAGCTGACAGTCCTGCCAGTGCCTGATCTGGTGTCTCTGGGTATTCAGCGAAGAACTCTGCGTCGCTTAGATAATCAGCGCGCTGCTGCTCACGCCACTCCAGTGACCTGTCTGGTCGTGCGTCCCATGCGAGGAACAGTGGTGTGATCGTCGTGCGTCCTGCCACAGCGTCATCCCAGACGCGCGCGAAGGTCGCACCGTCACCACTGCGCCCGTTGCCAGTGCTGATGCCGACCAGCTGGCCACCACCCTCGATCGTGGGCTGCACTGCCGTCCACACTGCACGGCTGGTGCCATGTCGTGCAAAGGCGAACTCGTCCAGCACGACCAGTGTTGCGGTCTCCTGTCGTGCTGCACCTTCAGTGGCTGGCAGTGCGACGATCTCGCTGCCACGATCGGGCAGTGCGAAGCGCGTGACGCTGTCCTTTCCGGGTGACTGTCGCAGGTAGCTGGGCTGGCGTGCATGGATCAGCTTGACCCTGTCCAGCAGCTTGCCAGCGTCAGCTGCGTTCTTGCAGAACACCAGCACGCGCGCACCGGGTGTGTCATGCGCATGGGAGATCAGCCAGTAGGCATAGTGCAGCACCAGCCATGTCAGACCCAGCCTGCGCGCTTTCAGACACCAGACCTTCGACTCACCCTGTATCAGCTCCAGTGCGTCGCGCTGTGCTGGCCACAGGTCGAATGGCAGTGGTGGACCTCGTGGTGGATCAACACTGCCGTATCCGTCAGCGAACGCGCCAGCATCATGTCGCACACGATCCACCTCGCGCTCCGTCCATGCCACAGTCAGGGCTGGACTGTCTGCCAGTGCCATGCGCGTCTCCAGTGGCAGGCGACGAATGGCAGCTGGGATGAAATGCCCACGACCACTGTGATGGTCAGTCCAGTCAGCCAGCCTGATCAGCTGTGCTGGTGACAGTGTGTCCAGCTCCTGTGCGGTCAGCCCACTGGCCGTCTGCATCTTCAGTTGGCTGATCCGTCAGGCAGTCCCAGCAGCATGTCGCGCGCTGCCTCGAGCTGTTCAGGTGTGACCTCACTGTCAGCTGGTGTGTCGTCAGCATCCTGACGGTTGCGCCCATACTTGGCTGGCTGCGTGCGCTCCAGATACCATGCTGCCGCTTGCCACTGGCCGTTGTCAGCTGCCGCGCGGATCGTGCCCAGTGCAACACGGGTCGCCTGCGCGCGTGCGCTTTCTACTGCATCCAAGAACGCTAGGTAGTCAGTCTGGTTGCCTGTCAGGTGTGTGGTGTCACCATCGTGTTCTGCGCAGATGGCGCGTGCGTCGCGTCCGTGTCGGAGCCATAGCTGGGCTGTGCTGTAGCCAACGCCTACGATGCGACATGCGTCGTCTAGGTACATGCCGTCGTGCAGGCAGGCGACGATCGTGTCGCCAATGGTGGTGCCTTCTGCTGTGGGTTCGTGGAGTCGCAGCCTGCGTCCAGTGCGTTTCTTTGGTCCTCTGCTGGCTGCGGCAGGTGTGGTGTCTGCCATGTGTCTGATGGTAGCTGTGTGTGTGGTCGTGTCGATCTGTCCGTGTGGTGTGCTGGCGTTCACTGTATGACGATGCGTTCGCACGGTCATCAGATGGACAGCACTGTGATTGGTGGCGTGCGTGTTCCTGTGGATGGGTTGCGTGTGCGCGTGTCCCAGTGTGATGTGGCACTGGTCGCCCAGTGTCTAGCTGATCGGGCTGATGATGCGTCGCGGTTGTCTGGTGGTGCGCGTGGGTCTGATGATGTGCTGGCAGATCAGTTGGCTGATGAGGCTCGTGCGTTGCGTGGCGTGGTCAGGCAGCTGGTGGGTCGTTAGAGGCGATCGCCTTTGTGGATGCTGACCCAGTGGTCGTGATCATATTGCGCCCAGAGGTCGCGCGTGTGATCGCCTAGCCATTCGGGTTCTGCATGGTGCAGGTGTCTGATCTGGTGTGGCAGCTGGGTAATGGGTCGTGTGTCGATCGTGCCTGTGTGTGGGCAGGTCAGTCTGATGGCTGTGATCTGACTGGCGTGTGATGAGTGGATCGTGATGCCTGTCAGATCGAGTCGCGTGCGGTTGTGTGCTGACTCTAGAAGCACTGTTCGCAGTGTGGCGCAGTGTGCGATGGCTGCTGTCATGCACTGGATGATGCCAGACCACCTTGCGATGGTCTGGCGTGTCCGTGTTTCAGGCTGCGCGTAGTGATTCGAGCTTGACTGTCTTGGTGGTGGTCACGGCTGCGACGCAGTCTGCAATGCGGTCTGCGACTGGGCGTGCGTTCCATGCCTCTGCCTCTGCTACATGCGTGGTGCGATAGGCATTCGCGCTGTTCCGTTTCCCGTCTGCCCACTCACGATATTGAGCTGGTGGGAACACGATGATCTCGCCACTGTAGTTGGTTGGCTTGCCCTTCAGCTCGCGAAGTGGGCTTGGCAGCTGGGTCCAGTGAATCCAGCGTGACAGTTCGCGCTCGTCCTTTTCGATGAGCTGCGGGTCCAGTGTGCCGTCTGCGATGGCTGCCTCAATCGCGTTGGCAATGGCTTCGTATCGGTCAGCTTCCTGATCTGCGTTCCGTGCGACCTCGTGCAGGTGCTGAATGCTGTGGTCTGCGCGTCCGCGTTCTACGGCTTCAGCGTAACCGCTGGGTGTGTGGCATTCCACTGTGGCGTTCACACGCCCAACCTTGCGGATGACTGCGACACGCCAGCGTGCGCGGATGTTGGCGACAACGATGTCACCTACCTGTGGGTCGGTGGCCATTGGCATGTCTGCCAGTTGGTCGATGCTGATGGTGCGTGGTGCTGGTGTTTCGATGGTGTTCACTGTGTTCTCCTGTGGTCTGTGCCAGACGGTGTGTCTGACAATGAGAAAGGTAGCACATCATGCGTGCGAACGCACGCCCATCTGCATGATGGCGTGCAGCCGCTACTGGTCCAGTGCAGCGCGCAGGTGGTCAGCCCTGTCCGCATCTGACAGCAGCTGCCCGGTGCGTGGTGCGCTGGCTGCTGCCGCATACCCAGTGATCACACCTGCCAGTGCGCTCATGCTGGCCGCATAGCGTCGTGTCGCATCATCATCCGTTGGATCAGCTGTCATCTGGTGCAGTGCGTCACGCGCAGCCCAGACGAAGTAGTTGCGTGCGTCGATTAGCTCCATGATGCCCTCATCAATGTGATCGCGGTCGTGTGTGATGACTGGTCCGGGCAGTCGTCTGCTGTCAGCTGCCGTGTCCAGTGATGCGATCAGTGGGTGTCCGCCCAGTCCAGCTGATGCGGCTGCCGTTTGGACCAGCTGCCGTTCGTGGGCTGGGTTGTCAGGCAGCACGATACTGCTGGTCACGGTAGAGCAGAACGCCGTCTGTGTATGTGGCCAGATCGACCTTGAAGGTGCCGTCTGGGTGCAGGTCGGCTGTGGCGAATCCTTGTTGCCAGTCTGGTGCGATGGCGTATCCCATGCCACCTGCGATCTTTGCGAGCGTGCCAGCTTCGCATCCCAGCAGTGTGCGTGGGTTGCCGTCGATGTCGTGTGCTGTGTGGTAGATGATCGACTGGCGATGCGTGTGCCCAATGATGACACTAAACCGCAGGTGTTCGATCGTCGATAGTGCGCTGGCACCACTGCCACGCCTTGCGATCCAGCCGTGTCGTGCTGCGAGGTTGGGTGTCAGTTTGACCTGTGCGTGTTCATAGGTGCCGTTAGTGCGGACGAAGTCGATGTCTAGGTCGCGGAGTCGCAGTAGGTAAGGCGTGGTCAGGACTGGATCGGGCTGCTGGTCTGGTGTGGTGTCGTCTGTGCCGCGCGCTGTGGTCAGCCCGTACAGTGCGCCCATCTGTTCCAGCACCGTGTTGCGCAGTCGCGCTTCGTGGTTGCCGTCGAGCATGATCCAGCGCGTGTCTGGTGATGCAGCCCTGTAGCTGGCCAGTAGCTGGTGTGCGCTGTCGATCGTGTCTTGCACTGTCG